GGTCTAAGATAAGAGCTATCACATACAAAGGTATAGCTGAAGCAATGGCTCAGCAATTTTTAATAGAGGTCTAATTTATGAAAGCTTATCAAATTGTTTACAACGATATAGACATAGAGCATGAGAATTGCCCTGTAATGACAAGTCGAATCATTTACGGGGTAACGCTAGCAGCTGCCCTTAACAAATTTTTAGAGGATAACAGTCCTGCTCTCGATATAAAAAAGATCGAGGAATTTAATAACAAAACAACTAACAAAAACAGAGCAAAACTAAAGTACTAATGGCCCTAAATACAGATCAACAAATTTATCCACTAGCAGATAAAAAGCCTGACCAGGCGCACAGCAACGACGACAATCTAGTCCTTTACTACCACCAGGACAGCGGTTGCTGGATTAGCGGAACATATAGCTACATACCAGAGACAGCTACCTACTGGATGATGTTACCTGACAGTCCTGCTCCAGCAGAGTCAGAAGCGGTAAGGCTAGATAAAATCTTTAACACCTGGTTAAAAGAAAAGTATGTGGACGTAGTTATTAGAACGGCTATGTACCCAACACTAAAAGAAGTATTTTTATTAGGAGTAAAAAGCAATGGCCGACAGTAAGAAGGTGCAGACTACACTCAGCGGTGACATCTACACCAGGGTTAACGCACTAGCGTCAGCTAAAGGTATGACTGATAGCATGATCTTACGGGAAATCACACAGTCCTGGATGGTCGATAACTTTGATAAGGAATATAAGTTTTGGTCAGCAAAAGTAAAAGAACCGAAGAAGATCAAAGCAAGTTAGAACGTGAAATGCTGACTCTAGGGTGTGATAGGGTCAGGTTATTAACTAACAGACAGACTAAGAACAAGATGGAGTCTCTCTCTAAATGGGGTGAGGCTCTATCTGCGCATGGAGTCAATGAAATAGTCCTGCATTTGCGAGCTATACGCAAGAAGATAGAGAAGGGAGAAGCCGGTAAAAACTTTGCTAGTCTTTTACCTCTGACTTACCTTCCTGCTCAGCAAGTAGCAGCCTCTGGTGTAAGGACAGTTATAGATAGTCTTAGTGCTAATCCTACTTTGCACGCAGCTGCAACAGACATAGCAGATAAGTTATGGATAGAGACAATGCTAGATAGGGCTAGCAAGATAGAGCTAAAGAATTTTAGAAGAGGTCGCAGCAGGAAAGCACATAAGATGGCTTACATCAGGCGTATGGAGAGGACAGAGAACTGGTTGCCAAAAGAAAGAATGGCATCAGGAGTCCTGCTCATAGAGTTAATGGAGAAGTACACGGGTTTAATAAAGATAGAAAAAGATACGACAGTAAAGCCACATAGAAGAGTAGTCCTGCCTACTGAAGCGTGTCTGGAATGGGTAAGTAAGGTCAAGGAACAGCAGCAACTTATGACTCCTAACTGGTTACCTATGTATATAAAGCCTCGACCCTGGACTAGCACCCTTGATGGAGGTTATAGAAATAAAAAACTACCACTAACTCTTATGAAAAGCAACTCTGAGTTAGTAGCTAGTAGGACTACAGGTGAAGAACAGTTTATAGTAGCTGCAAACTTGCATCAGTCCGTGCCGTGGAAGGTCAATGCGTGGATGTATGACCAGGTGCAGCATGCTTACGACAGAAATATGGAGGTTGGCTGCTTACTGCCTAGAGATGGCTGGCCTGTAGAGCCTTACCCTAAACATTTGCAGGAGGACGACCCAGTAATACAGAGATGGAGATATAAAACAAGGTCAATACATGAGAAGAACGACAAGACTAGAGGAGCTAGGATAGCTCAAGCTAAAACACTATGGGTAGCTAAAAGATTTATAGAAGAAAGTGAAATATATTTTCCTATGAGCCTAGATTTTAGAGGCAGATACTACTACCGACCTCCTTACTTAAATCCGCAGGGTAATGATGTATCAAGGTCGCTATTATTATTTGCTAACGGTACAAAGATAGATACTAAAGAAGCAGAGAACTGGTTACGCATACATGGAGCTAACTTGTACGGATTAGGTAAGTCAGATTGGCAGACTAGGATAGATTGGACTAAGGAAAAGGTTAGATATATCTTAGATAGCGGTAACGACCCCTGGACTAACGCAGAATTTTGGATGCGAGCAGACAAACCGTGGTCATTCTTAGCATTTTGCCGTGCCTTCTATCTATACAGGACAGAACCAGATTACAAATGCAATTTACCTGTAATGTTGGACTGTACTTGCTCTGGAATACAGCACTATGCGTCACTTCTCAGGTCAAAAAGCATGGGTAAGCTGGTTAATCTTGAGAATGATGAGACACCGAGAGATATTTATACAGAAGTGATTAACAAAGTTAACAAGAAGCTGCGTCAAAGTGAAGATCATCGAGCAAAAAAGTGGTTGATGCTGCAACCTGATAGGTCACTAGCAAAACCCTGCGTTATGACCACACCTTACTCAGCTACTAACACAGCCTTTTACTACTTTGCTTACGATTGGGCCACAAAAAGAGCTAAAGATTTATTCGGTCATGGCAGTTGGACTACTAGAAAAGGATCAATGTCGACAATGCACTACATGGCACGGCTATTACACAAGGAGGCAACGTCATTAATAGAACCAGCAGTACTAGCAATGAAATGGTTTAAGTCTGTAGGTCGAGCAGCTGGTAGGAATAACACGGCTATAGAATGGACAACGCCTTCTGGTTTATTAGTGCATCAGGAATACAGCGATACAAGATTGACCAGGATAAGAATGAAATATTTATCAGATATATATTTAGATATACGAACACAAGTAGATGCACCTGGTTTAGATACGAAGAGAATGAGCTATGCTTTATCTGCAAATGTACTTCATAGTATGGACAGCAGCCACATGGCAGCTTCTACCGTGGATGCAATGAGTTACATACAAAATATAGGAGGCATACACGACTGCTTTACCACCACTCCAGCAGAAATGTCACAGCTAAGAGATTCAGTAAGAAAAACTTTTGCAGATATGTACGCACATGATTGGTTAACAGATATAAAGGTAGAGCTAACTTCAAAAATCCCAGGCACAAAGGGCATGCCTAGTGAGCCACAGCACGGAACACTTGACCCTACAATCACACGTTATTCAAACTATTTCATCACATGAAATCCGAAACTTTAATTACAAAAACACCTGTCTGTAAATTTCAGTACACATGGTTAGTCGAACCTGACACAAAGTACGATCCACTTTGGAAGGTTACTTGCTTGATTGATATGGATAAAGCTTTGCCTTTGGAGACAGAGCTAGAAGCTTTCTTGGATAAATGGAAGCAGCAACTTAAAGCAGCTAACCCTAACAAGAAATTTAAGCTGGCTAATAAACCGTGGAGCTATGAGAAAATAAACGATGGTGACGGGGAGAAAGATTACTTTGTAATTAAAACTAAGATGCCAACTGGAGGTATTAATAGAACTACTGGTGAGCAATGGCACATGACACCGCCTGTTTTATTTAACGCAGATAACAAAGTTATGACAGAAGATGAAAAGCAAAAAGTAAACAAGTGCGGTGCTGGTACATTAGGTCAAGTCAACATGAGGATCATGGGTTATGACGGCAACTTTGGTGTTGGTGTTAAGATCCAGCCACAGGCAGTAAAGATCCACAAGCACGTTGAATACATAAAGACAGCACAGGATTACGGCTTTGACGCAACAACAGAAACGCCAAAAGAAACAATCGAAGATACCTTCGGAGGTGAAGAAGAGTTCTAAATACAAAAGTAAGTTTGAAGCTGACTTTGCAGCTACACTTAAACAAAACAAAATTGTATTTACTTACGAAACTCTTGAGATAAACTATGAAATTCCTTGCTGCTACAAGCCTGATTTTATCCTCAACAATTTTATTGTGGAAACAAAAGGGTACTTCTCACCAGAAGATCGCAGAAAGCACCTTATCATTGCGAAGGCTCGACCCGAATTAGATATTCGGTTCTGTTTTCAGAACAGTAAGACAAAGCTTACTAAAGCGAAAGGAAGTCTAACCTACGGCCAATGGTGCGATAGGCATGGCTTCCTTTACGCTGATAAAATTATCCCATCTGATTGGTATGACGACACAGGAAAAAATAAATCAAGCGAAAAAAAGAATTAAAGAACTCGAAGAATTAATTAATCATTGGAACAATGCCAAGCAAGTACATAAGCAAAGAGCCTTGCCCTGAGTGCAACTCAAAAGATAACGTAGCTGTTTATGACGATGGACATAAGCATTGCTTTGGATGTGGATGGCAATATCAACCACCAAAAGATAAACCGATTAAGTTTGAGAAACCATTTAAGATGAAGGTCACACCCTTACTTCCGTTCATTACACCAAAGGCATTACCTAAACGTGGAATCAGTAAAGAGACTTGCGAACTATATGACTATGGATATGCAGAGTACAACAACCAGGTAGTACAGGTTGCAACTTATCACGACAAGATAGGTAAGCCAGTAGCACAGCACCTTAGATATAAAGATAAAAGGTTCGGATGGGTTGGTGATACTAGCAGCATGCAACTTTGGGGTCAAAAAATTTGGAGACAAAACCACGGAACTGAAACTAATATCTTTGCTGTAATCACAGAGGGCGAGGTCGATTGCCTCACTATTTCACAGATACAAGGCAACCGTTTTCCTGTAGTAAGTTTGCCAAATGGCTGTCAGTCGGCTAATAAGTACATAGCTGCAAACATGGAATGGCTATCGCAATTCAGTCGTATTGTCATTTGCTTCGACAGCGATGAACCTGGTTTCAATGCTGCCAAGAAAGCAGTTGAAATCTTACCTCCTGGCAAGGCAGCTATTTGTAGACTACCAAGAAAGGACGCTAACGAAATGCTCCTCGCAGGAGAAGGGGAACAACTTAAGGATCTACTATGGAAGGCGATCCCTGCTAGACCAGATGGCATACATAACGCCTATGACTTATGGGAAGAACTGATAAAGAAAGATGAAACAGGAGTATGTAGTTATCCATATCCACAGCTAAATAAAATGTGCCAGGGGTTTCGTAAGCAGGCACTTGTAACTATCTGCGCAGGCACAGGTTCGGGCAAGAGCCTACTGTGTCGAGAAATGGCCTATCACTTTCTTAACAACGGGTTAAAGGTGGGGTGGATTGGCCTAGAAGAGAGCAGTAAAAGAAGTATGCAAGGCATACTATCTATTGCACTAAACAAACCTCTGCACTTAAAACAAGATGACGTTGACCAGCAAGATCTACGCTGCGCTTTTGATTACCTTTTTGCAGGAGGTAGGTTTATGCTCCTGGAGCACTTTGGTTCTTTAGATCCTGATAGATTAATAGATCAAATTACATACATGGCTACAGGCGAGAACTGTGACGTTATCTTTCTCGATCATATTAGTATTGTTGTCTCAGGATTAACTGTTGGAGACGAAAGAAAGCAGATAGATGTATGTGTAACTAAGCTTAGACAGGTGGTAGAAAAAACAGGCGTAGGTTTAGTTATGGTTAGTCACTTACGCAGGACTGACGGCAAGCCAGCAGAGGACGGAGGCGAC